CGATTGATCTTAAAGTTAAACGAACTGAAGAATACTGGAGTAAAATTTAATGAAACAATCACACGGTTTTTGGTTTCCTGATTATGACGATCATTTTCCAAGGATGTTGGAAAAAAGTCTAAGAAAAGACGGAGTTATTAGATATCAATATCGAGCAAGAGACGCTGCCGTTGCAGCCTGCAATCAAAAAAGAATCTGTATTGACATTGGTGCAAATGTTGGGCTGTGGGCTTGTGACCTAGTCAAGTCTTTTGATCATGTTATTGCATTTGAACCAGTAACTGAGTTTATTGAATGTTTTAAAAAGAATGTTACAGGATCTAATTATACCATGCATCAAATGGCACTAGGTCGTGCAGAAAGTTTTATAGAAATGAATATTGTTCAAGGCAACACCGGACACACCCACATTGATCAATCATCAATTGGACGAGGAACTATTCCTCTAAAAACTCTAGACAGTTTTAATTTAACAAATGTAGATATGATTAAAATCGATGTTGAAGGGTTTGAAGGTGAAATACTTGCAGGTGCTATGAAAACTATTGAGCAGAATAAACCAGTATTAGTTATTGAACAACAAAAGCACGAATACCAAAATGACATGAATGAAACTCCAGCAATCAAAATATTAGAAAGTTGGGGTTATCGAGTAGTAGAACAATTTAACAAAGATTGGGTACTTAAATGGACAAAATAAAAATTAGATTTTTTAGTGATGCATATAAACCAAAACGTGCCAGTCATAGACTACGTGGTGAGGTTACCTGTCAGGCATTAGCTGATCAAGGTTATGATGCCAAGATATTAACTGATTGGACTGATGTTGATGCTAACACTGTTGTGATATTTTTAAAACGCAGTCAGCCTAGTAGTATACAACGTGCTAAAGATCTAGGTGCAAAAACCATCTACGATCTCTGCGATAATAAATTTGAAGAAAAAGAGGAATACGAACCTTGTTGTCAATTAGCAGATCTTGTATCAGTTAACAGTGTACAAATGGGTGTCAGTACTAAACATCATACCGGCAAAGACAGCATAGTTATGCCAGATCCGTTTGAACGTCCTAAACTTGAACCAACATTTAATCCAGGTAGTGAAATTAAATTATTCTGGTTTGGTAGCCAATCAAGTTTTAAATTTTTGCCTGTTGTAGAAATATGGCAGAGGTTAGAAAAAGAAATTGGCAATTACAAGTATACTATGATCAGTGCCAAAACAGACCGTCTCATTAATAAAATGAGTCTTCGTCAGTCTAAAGGTCAAATCAGCGGAATTAATTTTAGTAAACTTGACATGCAAGAATGGACCTGGGAACGTCAGGGACAATTGTTAGCTGAATGTGATATTGTGTTAATGCCTGTACAAACAGACAATCCCCGTACTGATACCAAGAGTGCAAATAGATTAATTGATAGTTTAATGTCTGGTAAATTTGTCATCACAACAGCGTTGGCCAGCTATGAAGAATTTGCACCTTATACTTGGCAAGATGATTATATTGCTGGTATTAAATGGGCATTGGCTCATCCTGGCAAAACCTTAGAAAGAATTCGTGAAGGCCAAAAATACACCGAAGAAAATTATTCTGCACGAGTTTTATCTAAAAAATTCATCGAAGAAGTTAGACGTCAATTAGGTATGTAATAATGGGGAGTCCTAATGATGTTGTTTATTTAAAAACAGTGTATCCTAATGCAAAAGGCCCTGTACTAGAAATAGGCAGCAAAATTGTCAGCGTTTCTGAATTTAGAGAAAACTACACAGGTGTTGAATATGTAGGTGTTGACCTTGAAGAAGGTGCCGGGGTTGATGTTGTTTGTGACTTAACCAAAGACGATCATCTGCTGCCTAAAAATTATTTTGATCTTGTAATATGTTGCAGTGTTCTTGAACATACCCCAACACCATGGTTAATGTCTAAGGTACTGTCTGATCTAGTTCGGCCTGGCGGAAAATTATATATCAATAGTCCTTGGGTTTGGAAATATCATAAATACCCCGACGATTATTATAGATACAGTTTTAAGGCCATTGAATTCTTATTTCCAGAATTTCAATGGTCCAAGTATGCATATTCTGCAGAACTTCCTGATAGCATCGAATTTGTAGAAAGAGACAGTGACTTTGATCGTCGACGGGCATTTATTGAAACTCGAGCAGATGGCTCTACAAAAAAATATCTCCCATATTCAATGATTAATATGTTTGGAACTAAAAATGATTAATGATAAAGTACAAGAAAAATTAAAAAATAGTCAACCGGTGAGATTACACCTTGGCTGTGGAAACAGATATTTTGATGGATATATTAATATAGACGGTGATTATATGGCCCACGATCCTAACGTTACCATCCATGATATTACTAAGATTTTTCCGTTGCCTAATAACTGTGTTGACGAAATATTAACAGTGCATGTAATTGAACATATCAGCAGACAACATATTCTCCCCATGTATAAAGAGTTTTATAGAATCTGTAAGACCGGTGGATTCGTAGCAATGGAATGGCCTGACCTATTAAAAATGTGTCAAGAAGTTGTAAAGAATCCAGATTGTTTTTGGACTCACGACAAACGTTTATTAAAAAGAACCATTGCTGGTATTTACGGAGATAGTGCAAGGTACCCCGATCCAACCATGCTGCACAAATGGGGCTATAGTGCAGACAGTATGAGTAAAATATTTCTAGAAGCTGGATTCAGCAGAATAGAAATACAAAATAATCTGCATGGCAAGAGTCCTATTGACAGCAGAGTAGTGGCATTTAAGTAATATGGCTGCTCGTACCATTAAAGAACTACACGGGTTTTCAGGAACTCAAATATTGTTGATGAAAAAGCATGATATGATGTTTGTAAGAAAAACTGGAGATGTTCAACGCAACGTTGAACGTATGTATGCTCTTTCAGAAAAATATCCATTGCCTAAAATTTATGGATATTCTAAAAATAACTTTGACATGGAGTACATACACAGTTTAGATATCAAAACTTATCTAAAAACACATCATTATGAAAAACTTTTACAATTTCTAATTAATTTTTTAGAATTATTATCTGAGTTATCAACAGTTAAAGACTACACCCAGATTTATATAGATAAATTAAATGCTTTAGATTTATCAGAAATGCCGTTTACAAAAGAAGCTCTATTAGATAAACTACCTAAGATGCTTCCCTGTACAGAATATCACGGAGATCTTACATTAGAAAATATCTTATACTCTGAAGACCGAGGATTTTTATTAATAGACTGTCAAACAACTGAATACGATTCGCATATATTTGATATTGCTAAATTACGACAAGACTTAGAATGCGGATGGTTTACTCGTAGAGATAATACCATGTTGGATGTTAAGACCAAGCACATTCAACAGGAATTATTAAAACGATTTCCAGAAGCTGACAACGACTATCTATTAATAATGATGCTGTTACGTGTTTATCGATATTCAAAACCCGAAACATTTGAAAGACAATTCCTTTTAGATTGGATTAATAAATTATGGAAATAATAATGCCTGCGGCGGGGTTATCAACTAGATTCCCCAATATGCGACCTAAATATACACTGACTGATTTTACAGGTAAGATGATGTTTGAAAAATCAATTGCTCCTTTTATAGGTAAACACCATATCACTATAGGTGTTTTAAAAGAGCATGAAGACAAATATTATGTGGGAAAATATGCCGAACAAGAGTACGGTGATCAAATATCAGTAGTGATATTAGATAACAAAACTGCTGGGCCTGCCGATACTGTTTATCAAATCCTTAAAAAAATCAATCTAGATCCCACTGAAGAAATTTTAATTAAAGATTGCGATAGTTTCTTTGAACATGATTATCAAGAAGGAAATTATGTTTGTGTATCGAATATAAAAGATCATGAAATTTTAAAACGTCTAGGATCAAAAAGTTTTGTAATTACCAACGATCAGGGTATTATTAATTCTATAATCGAAAAGCAGGTTGTATCTGATAAATTTTGTGTAGGTGGTTATAAATTTGAAAGTGCAGACTTATTTGTTGATGCTTTTGAAAAATTAACCGATGCACATGTTAAAGAAATATTTGTTAGTCACATTATCGAAGAATGCCTAAATAACAATCACATATTTAAAGAAAGTATTGTCAGTGACTATGTTGATGTTGGCACTGCTGAAGAGTGGTTTGAGTACAACGACAAGGCAGTTATATTTTGTGATATAGATGGAACT